TGCATTTCGCGCAGCAGCATGATCTGCTTGGCGGGATCGCCTTCGTGCTGCAGCGTTGCGGCGGCAAATTCGAATGGATGGTGCGCCTTCAGCCAGCAGCACCAATAGGACAGCAAGCCATAGGCCACGGCATGGCTGCGGTTGAAGCCCATCGCGCCATAGGAGCAAAGGTCGTCCCAGACCTTGTTCAACACGTCCGGCGCAATGCCATATTTCGCTGCGCCTTCTTTCCAGCGATCACCATAGTGATTGAAGAATTCCACGCCGAGGGATTTGCTCATCGCGCGGCGCAATGCGTTCACGTCTGCCCAACTCAGGCCACCAATGTTGCGGCCAATTTCCATCACCTGCTCTTGGTAGGAAATTACGCCCATTGTGCTCTTGAGATATTTCTCGAAAATTGGATGCGGATAGACAATCGGATTTTCGCCGCGCTTGCGCTTGATCCATTCGCCGGTTCCGCCGGAGACCATGGGACCGGGGCGAGCGAGGGCGGTGATGGAGATATAGTCCTCGATTGAGTTGACGGTGATCTGCTTGGCGATCGACTGAAGTGCCACGCCATTGAATTGGAAAATTCCGGAGAATTGGCCTTTGTTGATCACATCGAACGCGGCGGCATCATCCAGCGGCACAGTTTCAAGATGGTTCATTGGCAGCTTGGCCATTTGAAGCGCGTCCTCGAAAACGGACAGCTGCGTCAAACCCAAGGCGTCAATCTTCAATAGGTTGAGTTCTTCGGCGTCCTTTTTGTCGCACTGGGTTGCGCCTGTGCGGCTGTCGAGGGCGATGTACTTCGTTATGGCTTCCTGTGTCAGCACGATGCCTGCCGCATGCTGCGAGGCATGGCGCGGATGTCCTTCCATCTTTTCCACGATGCGCAGCTCAGGATATTCCTCGATCAATTCGCGGCCAGCGGCGGTGTCGTTGAAGGTGTCTTCCATCACCTGCAATGCGCGGCTGTCGCCAGAGCTGCGTTGCACGATGGTCTCGAGCAAGCGGTCCGTTTTCCAGAATGGAATGTCCAAGGCATTGCCCGCTTCGGCGATTGCCGAGCGTGGCTTGTAAATTGCAACGGTGCCGAGGCGCGCAACTCTTTCGCGGCCATACTTATCTTCCATGTATTTGAAAACAAGGTGGCGGCGTGAGTCGCTGAAATCCAGATCGATGTCGGGAAGGTCTGAGCGGGTGGTGTCGATGAAGCGTTCGAAGATCAGTCCATAGCGCAGCGGATCGATGGTGGTGATCTCAAGCAGGTAACACACCAGCGAGCCGCAGCTTGAGCCGCGCGCCGGTCCGCAGATCATGCGCTGACGTGCCCATTGCATCACATCGGAGATGATATAGAAATAATCCTCGAATTGTTTTTCCTCGATCAGCGACAATTCTCTTTCGAGCCGCGCGGAATATTCCGCGTCATTCAAATCAATTCCGAGTTTCTTTGCGCCTGAGATGCACATATCGCGCAGGGATACCAGCTTTTCCGGGTGCAGCAATTCGCCTTGTTTGATTGCTGCGGTCGAAAGTTCATAGGCTGCGTCGCGATTTGCGAGGGCGGCGGTGCGTTCCTCAAGCGGCACGAAGCTCAGAGCCTCATGCCATTCCGCGTCCGTCAGGATATATTGCGCATAGGTCTGAGTGTGGCTGTTGCGGCCGATGAGAACTTCATAAAGATCCTGATCGGAAGGGCGCGGGAAATAATTGTCGGAGGAGGCTGCGAATTTGTGTCCTTCCTGCTTGGCCTGACGGTATCCGCCGCGCGTCGTGGATGGGCTCAGGGAAATATAAAGATTGTCCTGCGGTTTGATATTGCGCAGCAGCGGGCGATGGCCGGTCATCTTGATCACGCCGGTTGCGTTCATAGCATCTTCATAACTCAGCTTCGCTTCATAGAAGAATTGGTTGGTCGCTTTTTCGACCAGAAGGTTCAGCGGTTCAAGGTCATCGATCGCGAGGAATGTCCAATAATCGATTGGTGACTTTTTGGAATTTAGGTCTTCCGTGACCGCAAGCTCGACGCCATAGACCGGACGCATGCCTGCCTTTTTCGCTGCCTTGCGCCACTTGACATAGCCATAGGTGCTTGCGCGGTCCGTGATCGGTGCGACGGTGCTCCCGCACTCTTGAAGGCGGGAGATCACGCTGTCAATCGAGCCGACGGCAGTGCGAAAGCTGTATCCGGTTCTAATTTTCAAACTAATTCTCTTTTTTTCATCTCTATGAAACACTTCGTCAGCGCGCGAACGTCTGGTTCTGCGCGGTGAGCGTCGGGAAATGCCACGCCGAATAAATATTCATGCAGTGCCGTAAGGCTGAGGCGGTATCCAAATATGCTTTCTGTCTGTTCTACGGTGCAAATTCTTTCCTTTGGCCAGACGACGCTGCGGTTAGCACGCTTCATTTCCTGATCGATGCGCGCGATATCGAAAGAAAGATTATGACCAACAACGCAATCATGGCTCTCGATATATTTCTTTAGCTCGTCGGCGCGGCTGAAAAACAACGGTGCATCTTCGAGCAGCTTGTCCGTGATGCCGGTGATTTTAACGATAAGGTCTGACAGCTTCGCGCCTTGCTTGAACAGCGATTGCCAAACCTCAACCTCCTCGAGATCTTCATTGAGCGTCAGGCCAAAGAATTCTGTGATGTGCGGCTGCTTTTCCAGCCGGATCACAGAGTTCTTTGAAAGCCCTGTCGTTTCAGTGTCGAAAATCAGCGTTCTCATTCTTTTCCATATTCAAAAGTCGGAGCCCAGAACTCTTCCCATTCCTGAATGCCAACAGTCTTTGGGCGATAGATGGTGATCTGCGGTTCACCGGGCATCGTCAGAATGCACTTTTCGTAATCTGTGGTAGCTGTGATTGTGTCTGTTCTGCGAATTACGGACATCATTTCTTCACCTTTTTGGTTGAAAACATTTCATCACACTCTGCTGTCATCATGGAATAAACCGCGATGTCATCGAGGCTGTCGCGGTGGCCACCCTTCTTGAAATTGTTGGCATAGCGCGAGAGCTTTGATGTCAGCATCACGAGCAATCCAATGCGGTTGAATTCCTCCTCCGTCTGCAGCATGAGGCCATCAGGGAACATGCCTTTCATTATCTGGCCGAAATGCTTGTAGTTCGCGCCATAAACATTGTTTCGCTCCTCGAACAAGATAGCCTTTTGTTCCAGCTGATTTGCGACGAAAGTCTTTTTCTGAGCCATCAATAGCCTCCCTCTCTTGGTGCCAAAACTGTTAAGCCATAGTTGCGGAGTGCGAGGATGATTTTCTCTCTGTCCTCGATCGCTGCCAGCACTTTTTCAAGAACTTTCTCTTTGCCTCCAAAATATTTTTCGAGCAATTCGATTTTTACATCAACATCATTGCGCCAGTCATCAACGGGTCGCATCAAAAGATCATCGATGTAAAGGTTGTGCGTTGCCAGCCATTGCATCGTTGCGGGTCGATATTTCTCTGGCCGCGTGGTCAGCGCAACAACGAACAGGCTTTGGCTGAGGTGGCTGACGAGCTTGATGATGTCTTCATAAGGTTTGTCGTTGGCACACGCTGCGTGAAAGTCCTCCCACTCCCCGCTATTGGCAAGGTGAATGCGGTGATTGACATTGGCGAGCGTGCCGTCGATATCGACAATCAGGAAGTTTTTCATATCACTCGTTCGTCTGCTGCTTTTCGTCCGAGTGCTCGATGTGCTTTTTCTCGATGATATTGTTGGCATTCGCATCAAGCCAGCGGGAAAGCTCCTCGAAGGATTTGAAATGCTGCGTGGTCGCTTGAGAGAGCATCACGTTTGCAGGTTTGTTTTGCGCAGAAAAAGTCACGATAAATCCCTTCTCCTCTGTTAGGATTTTGTTATAAAAATATCCAAGCTCGAACGAAGTGCCAGTGTCCCGCTCATCTGTCCAAGCGATGAGGCCAAAACTCAGCTCCATCCCTGTGATGTTGCCATCAAAGATCTCTTTGAAGAATGCTGGCGTCTTTTTCTCGTCTGCTGACTGATTGATGATCGGCGAGATGTCTCTCGGATCGCAAACGCGGAGGCCATGGTCGATCAGGATACGCTTGAGCTCATCCATGACTTTGATCTGCTCTTCGTTGAAGAACGGACCAGCGAGGTAGATGTCTGTGAGGCCTAGAGACATGAAGCGAGTTCCTTTTTCCAAAAGTTTTTGTCAGAGCGCCGCTCGGCATAGCTGCTGATTGCCGCCACGTGTTCCTCGGAGAGCTTGTGTTTTTGCAGTCGTGCGGCTCTTGGACAGGGAGGGTTGGGATCCTTGTTTTCTATGCGGAGGTCATTGTCCTTTAAAAATGGGCATAACCCGCTAGTGCACGGCAGCATCGCTTCTGTCGGGCCAATGCCATCAAGCGCCGAGCGCAATGCCTCGATGAC